TCCCCCAAGTTCCAACACGACGGATTTCGGTTACTGCACGCTTTGGTGCTTGTCGTCGCCCTTCCATTGCGCAGACATTACTGCATGGGTGTGATGAAGTGGCGGATACAACAAAAAACCCGCCCTTGTGGGGCGGGCTCTCTGCCGAAAAACTTTCCGTAATTGGTTCACTTGTTAGTGGACTAATAAGTTTTCCGTCCACCGCAGGTATGTGGCGGTAGTTCTTGCGCCGAGCGTACTCGCTGGAACGCTTATCGGCAACTCGTTGTCAGGAAATCTTTTCTCGGATGAGAGCAGCGAAAGACATGCCCCGACCTTTTGCTTCATCAGACAACTTCGCAATGAGTGACTGAGGAAAGGTGAGAGTTACTCGCCGTGAATTTTCCTGTGGGTTGATACGAGGGCGACCCCGACCTTGCTTTTCCGCTTCCATCAGAATGGCTCCTCATTGTCTTGAATAGCGGGAACTGACTGGCGCTGTTGTGCCTGACGGGGAGAGACAGCCTTCTTGGCAGGTGCTCCACCTTCGTTGTTGCGACGCTTGCGCTCGAAGGACTCAATGGAACGAGTCAAAAGACCAATGTTGTCGGCGGTGATTTCCACAACCGAACGCTTCTGTCCCGATTCTTTGTCGTCCCATGAACGCTGTTCAAGGCGACCATTGATGATGACGCCAACGCCCTTCTCGAGGACATTCGCTGAATCCTCTGCAAGATAACGCCATGCAGTTACGTTGATGAACGAAGTCTTCTCTTGCTTTTCCCCCGACGCATCAGTCCAGTAATGGTTGATGGCAACGCCGAAGTTCAAGCGGGGAGTACCTTCGCCCGTGAACGTAAGTTTCGGGTCGTCCGTGACGTTCCCGATGATTGTTGTGGGTGACTGACTCATTTTTTCTCCTTGTCTTTTGGGGCATGCCCCAATCCAGTGGAGCGAACGTATCACACCCTCCTCCCCCTCCGTCAAGTATTAAGGCATCTTTTTTTCAAGGCGGTTCTTGCTTCCCCCTTTGTCAATGTTGTAGGCTTCACGAAACGTAAACAAACAAAGGAAAAACTCATGGCACACGAAATGGAACGACTCCGAATCTTCCGACACCTGTCGTCGCTCTACCAAGACATGGCAGACACAGGGGAACTGACTGCCGAAGAAATTGAAGAGAACATTGAACTCGGCGACGAGTTGGCGAACTTCATTATCGGTTCGCTGTCAATGGAGATTGTCGGGACTGAGGATGACGCAATCATCGTTCGCCTCAAGCCACTCGAAGATACGTGGGATTTTGTTGAATCATTAGACAAGGAAGCCCTGGTCAAAGACCTAAATCTATAGAAAAGCAATTTTATTTATCCAACAGCGTCACAAAATGGTAACATTTATGGATGGGGAGTGCTAGGGTTCCCATCAGGAGACTGAGTCTCCAGTCCGTATCCGCCGAAAACTGGAGACATATGAAACATCCGCTAAGGCTTCTTATTTCCATACCCGCAATCGCCCTTCTCGTCGCAGTAGGGGTTAAGGCACAAGGAAAGGAGACCCTCAGCGAAGAGCCAGTAGTGACAACAACTGTCGCCCCTGCCGTCACAACGACGACACCGCCGACAACTGTTGCGCCCACGACAACGGTCGTTACGCTCCCTGAAGGTTTCTCTATCCCCACCCTTCCCGCTGATGTGCCGTGCCAAGAATGGACACAGGTTGCGCTTGATGCTGGCTGGCCTTGGGAACTACTGCCCGAACTTCTCCGTGAAGTGTGGTCCGAGTCCCGTTGCCAGAACGTCATTGAAGGACATCCTCAGTGGAATGGTCATGACCGAGGACCTCTTCAAATCAACCAAGTATGGCTTGACGACATTGAGGCGAAGTACGGACACTGGGAAGTAGTCAACGACCCTCGCTATAACTTTGCTTGGGCTTGGGAAATGTACAGATGGTATGACGACAAAAAGGGCTGTGGTTTTATTCCATGGTCACGTCCGTGTAAATGAGGAGGGGAATAATGAAAACTGCGAGAAAACTAGTTATTGGTGTTTTTCTTACTATCTTAGTTATAGCAATATCAACCTGTGGAATTGAATCTGACAAAGCGAAAGCCGTCAATTCTGTCAGCACTGCTGACCCCATTGACCTTTCGGGTGTCAACTGGACCGAACTAGCCCGCTTCATGTACGGCAGGTGCGGGGAGTATCATGACCTCGCTCTCTCGGTTGGCTGGACTGAAGCGCAATGGAAGAAGTTGAGTTTCGTCATGTACCGTGAATCACGTTGCAACACAATGTCATTCAATAAGACCGACCCTAACGGGGGAAGTCGTGGGCTCATTCAAATCAATGGCTATTGGTGCAAGAAGAATAAGTACAATCCGAGTGGATGGCTTCAGGCAAAAGGAATCCTCAATACTTGCGAAGACTTGTTCATCCCTGAAGTGAATCTCCGTGCGGGACTAGCGATGTGGCACTACAGCCAAGAACGCAACAAATGTGGCTGGCGCCCATGGGCTACTAGGTGCTAGGTTCTCTGCGATGGAAACGCGAGCGCCAATTACCGTATTTGACTTAGCCATCTCTGACTTCAACAACTTGACCCAACGGGTTCTAGATGCATATGAAGCGAAGTCGGGAAGAACTCTCTCCAGTCTTGATTGCTCTGAAAGGCGACGAGCCGTTAAAGAGTTAGATGCTATTGGCTTCTTTGGGCTCAAGGGGGCAACAATGGCATTTGCTAACCGAGCGTTGATAAGCAAGGTCACCGCCTACAAGGCTCTTTATGCATCTATGGAGAGCAAGTAACACAAATACCTGCATAACAATACAAGCCTCGGTATGTATGATGGACGAGTTGTATCGTCCTCCATTATGGGAAGGGGCTGTTTATGTGCTTGCTTTTTTATGTTACTGGTTGTCTTACTGGCTATTTGGCGTGGCGCATGTCGTCAGCCCCGAGACTATGGGATGCTGAAGACGAGGCTCGACACTGGAAGAAACAGTGGTTAGCCCTCAAGAGCGAGATGGAACGCAATACCGTAGAAGAATGACATTAGTGTTGCGTTGCTCGCACTAGCACGCTACGATTCCAAATATGTCAGACGAAATTGAGACCTCGCCCGTTAGTAGCAAAGATGTATCTTGGAAGAATTTTGCTATTTGCCACGGGAAAACTCACTTATTCTTTCCGAAGTTGTCTGAGCGTCCGCAAGCCCGAGAGCGCCGTGAGAAACTTGCGTCAACAATGTGTCGTGTTTGTCCAGTCGCCGAACAGTGCCGTAATTTTGGTAGAGAGAATCGTGAGTACGGTTTGTGGGGTGGCGAGAATGAGATAGACCGTCATTTGGCGGGGTTCATACTCCCTGCACCCGTGGGTTTGCGTCACCCATAAAATTCCCAAAAGATTTAACCAAAACGGGTTGCCTGAGACCAACTGGGGCTGTAATCTCCTTCTAACAGATTTATCCAAAAGGAGAAACTAATGGCACACGACCTAGACAAGACCAGAGATGGCAAGATTCGCATGGCTTACGCCGACCATGAAGTTCCGTGGCATCGCCTTGGAACCCCGATGAAGGGGCTTCGTACTGCTGAGGAAATGCTCAGAGCCGCAGAAGCCGACTACACGGTCGTTCTTACTCAAGTAGCCGCTCTTGACGAGTATGGCAATGTCATTATGACTCAGGACTCCAATGGGATGACTGTTCCGTTGGTGATTGATGACAGTCGTGCCACTGTTCGGGTGAACGACGATGGCACCTTTGACGCCCTCTCTACGGTGGGAACCCGCTATGTCGTGCAGCAGAATGCTGATTGCCTAGGTCGCGCTCTTGATGTTGTCGGGGCTAGCAAGGGAGACGCCGTCGTGGACACTTGTGGTGTTCTTAATGGCGGTCGTGAGTTCTTTGCTTCTATTGACCTTGGGCAAATCATCATTGACCCTCGTGGTGTAGGCGACAAGATTGAGCGCTACCTGCTTGTTCGTAACGGACATGACGGCAAGACCCCCATCACTTATGCCAATACTTCAATCCGTGCGGTATGCAAGAACACAGTAAACGCTGGCATTAAGTCTGCATTGCGGGTATTCACTGCTCGTCACACACGAAACCAAGACAACGCCATTGAGCATGCTCAGGAAATCCTTAACTTCTCAACGGAATGGGCTGAGGACTTCAAGAATACTGCAGAGCGAATGCTAAGCATCCCTGTAATGGACAAATCGGCTCGCTTGGACTCGGTCATCAATTCTGTATTCCCCAAGAAGAAGGATGAGACTGACCGTCAGACACGGAACCGTGAAGAAATTAATCTATTAGTTCGTGGTTTGTACTCGTCAGAAAAGAACGCTGGTGGCTTCGGCTACAACGGCTGGTCTACCTATAACGCCATCGCCGAGTACTTGGACCACTACCGAGATGCCAAGGCGGGCGAGCGTGCTCAGTCGTCCATGGACCCCAACTCGTGGGTGAACAAGAAGAAGTACGAGGCACAGCAGGCAATCCTTTCCCTAATCTGACGCAAAGTCGTGCGACAATAGAGGTATGAGAGATGCACGACCCGAGCAAAGGATGTGCGATGGAGCCTGAAGATTTTGATTCAGAAATGTCTAGGGGTGAACTCATCAACTTTCTTGGCGAGTTTCTCGCACAGAACTCCAGCGCCGACATGATTTACAGAGACCATCTGTGTTCAATTATTGTCGCAAGAATTTTTGACGAGTTTGGTCACGAGGGTCTTTGCACCCTGATGATGGCAATCGACCAAAGAGCGAACTGGATTTCCGACATCATATTCGAGCAGTCCGACTTTGACAATGCGATGTATTCAATACACGGGACGTATGACAGTTCCCTAGTTGAGAAGGCACGTAACTCCGAAGGAATCATTGAGTTGAATAAAAAGATTTGGCGACTGCGTAAAAAGTACGCTCGTGAGATTGCCAATGAAGTGTTCAATGAGGAAGCCGAGATTGACGAGATGGAGCAAGGCGACTAACACAATGTCTGGGCGAAACTTAAGGACATGGTCTAACTTGACCGCAGAAGAGCAACGCAGGAATACTGATTCCCACACTTGGATACTCGTAGACCACTGTAAGTTCTATGGCATCTCAGAACCCGTAGAACCGCCTGAATCAATCGTCTGTGGCGTCTGTGGCGTCATGGATGGTTCGGGAAGTAAGAATCACTGCGACAACAACCTGAAGCCAGACTTCATCAAGCGTTACTGGCTCAATAAGTAGCGGAGCCCCCGTCACTGGGGGAAGCGACGAGGGCTCTACGCAAGCGGTCAGGTCATAGGGGGTATACCCAACCTGCCTGAATACTACTAGTCCCGTTTGTAAGGTGCAACCCGTCGGGGTAGGATTATCGTATGACCAACAGAGATACATACGACATTGAGGAATACGAAAAGGAACAGGGAAAGACTGGAATCAACATCCAAGTCAACACTCTCGTGCGTGCCCTCATGGAATCAGAGCCATGCCTCTTCTTCAACAAAGAGGAAAATCTCATGCACAATGGACTAAATAGTCCCGAAGAATAACTTCAACTCATTACGGTGGTGGAAAGCCCTCAATCCAAATTCATTAATTTGAGTACGAGGTTTGCCACAGAGTCGTTGTCGTCAAAGACCATCTCACCCTCTGTTGCTCTCCCGACAACTGCACGCTTTCTTTCAATCAACGAATAAATGTCCTCATCAATAGTTCCTGATGCCAACATATAAGTAGAAGTGACTGAACCCTTCTGCCCGATGCGGTGACAGCGAGAGTATGTCTGGTCAACATCGGCTGGTGTCCACGGCAACTCCACGAACAGAACATCTTGTGCAGCCGTCAACGTATGCCCCGTCTTTGCGGCCTGAATAGACAGAACGATAACTGGAGCCTGCTCTGCAGAAAGAGTTTGGAACTTGTGCTTGGCATCTTCTACTGCTTCCACATCCATGCCACCCTGAATCTTGAGACCCCCGTACTTATTCGCCAACATATCTACGATGTCTCTGTGGTGAGCCGCAATGACGACTTTCTTCCCATCAGCGATACGAGCATCCACCCACTCCTCGACAATGGGCATCTTGGCTCGAGCCGCAATCTTGCGTAGAACACTCATACGAACAAGATGCTCATTCGCCTCTGCCTTAAGGCGGGCCATCACTGAAGCCGCACCAACAGGTAATCCAAGTTCTTCGGCAATCTGCTTTGCTCTCTCAACGAGGTAAGCGACAATGTCTGATTCTGCCTTTTTGTATTCCTTCATTACCGCCGGAGCCCCGTCGACGATGACTTGGTCATGCATGACTGGGGGAAGTTCGGTCATTACTTGGTCTTTAGTGCGACGGATGTAGCAAGTCGCACGCAACTTGTCGTTGAGTTCCTCAAGATTGGAGTGACCTTCAAGGTGCCATTGCCCCCACTTGTCTTGGAAAGCATTGCAGTAGCGACGGTAGAACCCCCATAAGCCACCAAACTTATCCAACTGCCCCATGATGTCTAATTGTGGAGCGTATTCAGCAGGGCGGTTCGTTACAGGCGTACCCGTAAGACAGAGAACAACTGCATCCTTATTGGACTTTGTCATCTTCTTGGCTGACTTTGTTCGCTGAGCATCACGAGACTTGCAATAGTGGCTCTCATCAAATATGTAGGCGTTGTGATTGCAGAGTTGCTTCTCCCACGCTGTGATGTTGGAGTACCCGACGACAAGTACATCGTAAGTTCCAAACATTGGAATCTCTTTGCGGTTCGCAATAGTCTCAACGATGAGGTCGGGGAAGAACTTGTTGTATTC